CCCAAGACGCCCACCAACCGAGGTGGGTAAACAGGTTCGCCTGAGCAAGCAATGAGGAATCTCTGTCGTCCGGATCGCCAACAGGTGGCGCATCCTGAGCAACCATCAGCTCAAAAACTGGATGCTCGACCATATCAGGGAGAGTCACAACCTTCCTGATTTCATCAATGGCGGACTGGCAGTCACTTCTCGACAAGCCATAAATATGCGAGTAAGCTTCCCAAATCTCGGGTGACTCAGCAATCTCTTGGCGTCGCCTTATGTTCTGTATATTCTGTCGTCTCAATTTTTCCTGCATATAATTAGTAACCTTTGATCGGGAGCAAATATCATAAACTTGCAAAACAAACTCCCTTGCCACAGGCAGGTGTGAAACGGTCGCCAACATACCCTCACAAATGGCCTTACAATAGCCACTAGGGTTTCCCCCGAAGGCGTTCTTAGTTGCGGCGAAGAACAATTTGGGCAACAGCTTGCCAGGCTTAGGGCCAAACGCAAAACCAGAACGCGTAGCGGCAGGCCACCATCGCCCACTGCAAAACTCCATATCACATCTGGTGCGTGACGCTTTAACCTTGAACTCAAAGCCGGCGCGCTTTCCGGTTTCGATCAAGGCATGGCGGGCCCTCTTCACCAATCTCAGAGGAACGAGAATGGCGGCGTCATCACCGGCAACAATGGCCTTATGCTTAATCTTAGCCAAGGCCTCCTCAACCACAGTAATAACAGCTATGGTGTTGCCGCAAGTGGTAGTAGTCTTACCTGATGGGACAGTACCCTCCACTTGGTATACGACGCCACAAGAAGTGGCGCCATGCGTGATGGTATCTGCGCGAAACATGCGGAGAGCTTCCTCATCCGCTCCCAAAGCTTCGTACAGATCGGTGGTGGTGGCAATGCACTCGGCATCGACACTAGCATCGAGGCGAACAGCGTCCGAATCCATATAGGCTATTGGTCCATTAAACCAACTCTCGGCCATCTCAAGCCAATCATCTAAGCCTTCGGCATTCAGACCTGGTCCGTAAGTAGTATTACCATGCTCACCCTTGCAAGCCTTACTAAAGGCATGAGCAAAGGGTCCTGTTGCATTAACATACTCGGGCAAGCAACCTTGGATTAGTCTCGGATCAAAACCAACAATCTCGCCCAAGGGTTCACTCTCACTCACTTCTCCGCGCTTCACAGCGCATTCAGTCTTGGTGAACGCCTTACGGTGGGTGGCAGCATAATAGTCCACAACATCAATGGACAGCGCTTGCTCCAACTCCCTCCTCTTCGGTGCGGGGTAACGTTCCAACCACTCCATTCGCGGTGTCGGCACAATGGGTCCAACATCTCCGAAGAGTGAAAACATGCGTTCCTTGCCCTCGCACTTCCACCAACCGGCCTCGGCTTTCGCTCTCTTACAAATGCCGCGGTTCCTGACGGCTACCAAATCATTGTGTATACAATGACGAGCGATAACAGGCACGAAGCCGGTGACCCCAAGACCAACATGGAATGGTCCTTCGGTAACGTGGCAGTCCACATTGTCTGCGCTTTCAGACTTGGGAGAGACATCCACGTCCCTAATTTTACATTTAGCGCCCTCGCGGGTCTCTTTCAACTCGCGGCCTTTCGCGCAATACGTGTATAAAGGGGCCACGACAGTATTTCTACGTCTACAAAAGAACGCCTGAACAATGCGTAGCACATACTGTAGTAAGGACATCAAGGGGAGGTTGGCCTTGGCGAAATTCATCGACTTATACTTCAACCACAATTGGTAAGCAGCAGTTGCCGTGTGCACAATCTTACCCTTGTTGAACATGCCCACAGCAAACGTTGCTAGCGCTGACGCCGCGCCTGCCAACGGTGTGAGCCACCTCTGATTGTCCAAAAACCAATTCCTCCACTTCTGCACACTTGTTGGAACAGGCGGTGCAAATGGATTAACAACCATATCGTTGTGGAGGGCAATGGCATGAGCGTGTGAACCCAGGCACCCAATGGCTTTGGCCTCGGTGTTCAATGTACGCAACAAACCAAAAGCGACGATATAGGGAATGCAATCTGCACGTTCCAACGTCGACAACTTGGTGGTTTTCAGCCATTGCCTGGCTTGGATATAGGCATCCGAGTATGTCCTCAACTCCCTCGGTTTACCCGCGGCCCACAAAGCAATGTGGCCGACTCCTTGTTTCGGGACCAATATCTGCTGGTCTTCCACTTTACAGTAGAACATCTCACCTGCAGAATAAATCTTAGAAATTGGTCCGATGATAGCTTGGAGCTCAACTGAGCGGGGATCCCCCAAGCCTACCTGATCCGGTGTCGTGTTGCCATAATAACTGTCATGCAAAGGGTCCTTCTCAAGACACTCAGCCAATACGGCATTAACCAGGTGATAGCGTACTACTCGGCAATCACCAACACGGGCGATAACTTGCCAACACAATGTCTTATTGCCCACAACGCAAGCACCTGTGCGGGTCCAATCAGCAGGGTCTTTAATATAACGCCCCATATGCTGATCATCCTCAACCCACAAACCATCGGAGTGACGCTCCCAACGTAACTCCGGTTCCCCACCGGGGGCTGCGTGTAGTCCTCCACGCGCCGCTCGATATTCGTACTGGACTGCATAAACCACAGGCATGGGATCACTGGCGAGCAACATGGCAATATCGAATGGCGTAAAACGCTCAATCATGTCTACAATTATCCATGTCTGTTTATCGCAGCTACCGCAAGTGTCCCCGGGCGGGCAATCACAGTCGGCGTCTACCCCCACATCATCCGAAGACTGTATGTGGTGTCTAAGACTACAACCGTCATAACGCTCACGCCCTACAATTACAGTGGCGAGAGGGTCGGAAACAAGTGTCGAAACGCAGTACTTTTCGTACAATCGCTTCAACAACATTGGTTTAATATCCGCACCCTCCTCCTCGACCAACGCGCCACTAAAATCACGGTGGCACATCTCCTTAGTCGATCGGGGCATCCCTTTAGGGATGGCAAACCTAGGTCTATTATCCGCGGGCCCCTGAACCCGTCCCTCTGTGCCTGCTACCTTTTCGGCGTCTTCAGCATTCCGAGGTGAGGGCGATTCCTTCTCTTTCTCGTCCTCTAAAGTACATCTCATGGTCTCCCGCATGGCGTCCATCTCGCCCTGAGCTTTCTGCAGACCACTGATCAACTCACGCTGCACGGCAGTGCCTGGAGATCTCTTCCTCCATGTATGCCTGCCGCGGCTAGAATGGTTGGTCTTGGCACCAAATACATTCCCACCCACAGGTGGGACACTTCCAGTCGTGGGCTGGGTTGATGCTATGGAGACTTGACCACTGCAGGCAGTCGCGGGGGTACGCCTCGTACTGTCCCTGCGACCAACTGTCGTGTGGAACCCGTCTCCAACCCGCGGTGACACGTTCGTCGCATCGTGACACTTGAAACACAAAAGGTTCAATGGGTGTTTCATCGCTTGGCAATTTGGACAAACACTGTCCTGGGGACTCTCTTGGGAGTCCCGGCGGGCAAGCACGCGGTCCTTCGAAAAGTAGCACTCGTTTACATGGCCACTCTTCGGTAACGGTCGGGGACAAACACATCGCCTCATATTGGCTCGTTGGCTCATCACTAAAATCTAACTCCAGCCTCAACTGGTGCTGCACTGGCCTTCCAGTGGTGTCTAACTTCCCTAATCAGGGTCGGAACCGACACAGTTCCTAACGTAGCACAACAAAACGCTTCCTAGGTCTACGAGTCCGAGGTGCGCAAAAACTTAGTAGCTACTAGCCTGTAGTTTATAGTGCAACGGAGGTGATAAATCCGAAAACTGCCACCCGCTCCGGCCGCGAGCTCCCTACGGAACTCATGCCGACCCTCGATCGAGCCTTGCGGCTGTCTCTCGGCCACCTTCCAC